AGGTCAGTTGCTGGTGCAACCTTAATCGTTTCTTCTGTGTTATATAAAATAATATCTTCTGTGCTCATTTTGCAATCCTTGAAAAGTTTCCTTTTTTCTCAAACTTAATGACCGAACGGAACTTGTCGAACAGTTGGTCGCCTTTGTGGGAAATAACAAACACATTTGTGTCTGTTCCCATTTCATGTATCAACTTTAGAAATTCTTCTGTGCCTACAGTATCAAGGCTAGAATCAAACACCTCATCAAGTATCAACAAATTTGTATTGGTACTATTCTTCAACTTGGCAATTTGCCGCCAAGTAAACAATAAGGCCAAGTCAATACGCATTTTCTCACCTTCGGAGAAATTGGCATAAGAGAATTCATCACGGTGCCTACTCTTAATTGTTTCTTCAAAGTTTTCATTGATGTTGAAGTTAACAAAGAAGTCCATTGCAGACAAGTACTTGTTAATCAACTTGTTCATAATTGGTAAGTATTGTTTAATGATCCGTGTCTTAATGCCACCATCTTTCAATAAACTACCTGCAAATTCATGGTAATGTTTTTCTATCAAAACACTTTCATAGTTTGTCTTATACTCATTCAATGCGGCATTCAACTCAATTAACTTTTGGTCGCCGCCTTCCGTACCAGTCTGTTTGTTGGCCAACTCATCTATCTCATTGTTTAATTTAGTGATGTAATTGCTTATTGCCGATATAGTAGAAGTGTGTTTGATAATTTCACCACTATGTTCACTAATGTGTGTAATGATATCCGTAATAGATTTCATTTCAGTAGTTACTTTGTTTAACTCCTGCTCAATCTCAACCAAGCCAGTTTTTTGTGTGGTAATTTTTTGTGATTTTTCTTGTACCTGAGAATCTTTCCACTCAGGTGTAATTGATTGTTTACATGTTGGACAATCGTGGTTGGTTTCATAAAAGTCAATCTCTTTTTGATTTCGGTCAATATTAGTTTGTACTTTACCTTTGATTTGAAATAAGCCTTTGGATTTTTTATCCAGTTTCTCTTTCTTATCACCAACCTTATTTTGTAATACTGCAATGTGTTTGTTAATCAATTGAATATCATTTTGCAATTTGCCCATTTGCATCTTTGATTTTCCAATTTCTTCCCGCTTGCGGTTGATATCTGCATCATGGTTCTTTTTGTGTTCTTCAATGTTTTGTTTTTGTAATGTTATCTTTTCTTCCGTAAGAGAAATGGCATACTTAGATTTACTTAAATCATCTTTGATGGCCGAATTCTTCTCTTTGATAACATTGTTCATTGAAGAAAAGATTTGAATATCTAATAGGTCTTCGATGATTGCTCTGCGATCTGATGCTGATAATTGCATGAATGGAACAAAGGATGCTGAACCAAGAATGACAACCTGCGTAAAAGACTTGTAATTTAATTTGAGAATATTATTCTCTAGTATCTCTTGATAGTCTTTTGCAGCTGCATCTTGGTTCAGCAATACATCATTCAGATAAATTTCAAATACGTTTGGTTTAATACCACGAATGACCTTGTATTTCTTTTGGCCAATATTGAAATGTACTTCAATAACAGCTTCTTTATTGTTAACGGAATTTAATAACTGTGGTTTGTTGATTTTACGAAAAGGTTTACCAAACAATCCAAAGCACAATGCATCCAAAATTGTGGATTTACCTGCACCATTGTGGCCAATAATCAATGTATTATTAGACTTGGTAAAATCAATCTCAGTAAAATGAGCTCCAGTGGAAAGTAAATTCTTCCACTTAATCTTTTGGAATAAAATCATGCTTGTTCAGTATTCAATGCCTCTACGTAGAGTTCTTTCAATAATGTTTTTAACCGGTCGTTGTCAATACTTTCTTCTGTAATGCCATCAACATACTTGTTTAATATGGTAAGTGTGTCTTCCGCTTCATCAACCACTTCATCACCATCTTCCAATTCTGTAAAATCTTCAGCAATTGTAATGTCTGCTGGGTTCACATTATACAGGTTATTCATGAACTTGTCAAACAAATACGGATTGGTTTTGTTTATTACAACCACTTTGACATAGGTATTTGTGTATGGTTTAAAATCCATACCATCAAGTTCTTTAATGGTATTCACTTTGTCATCGTACATAATACGATGGAACATCTTGTTTGGATTCTCTATGAATTCAAGTTGGTGAGTATCCAAATCAAACAAATGAAAACCCCGAGGGTCATTGTAATCTTGCCAAGTAAGTTCGTACGGATTTCCCAAATAGTAGATATCATCACTAGAAGATTTGTGATGGTAATGACCACTAAAAGTGTGACTAAACTTCCTAAAAATTCCACGGTCTAACCCTCCTTCAGATGGCATGCCACGATACATGGCAAAGCCTGCAATTTCGAAATGACCCATACAAAACTTTGCATCGGTGCCCTTTAGTGTCTGTAAAGAATCTTCATAATTTTCTGCACAAATCCAAGGCATCATACAAATCTTATGTGGTCCAACATATATCTCGGCTGGATGGTCAATAACATTTAATGTGATACCATACTCACCAAGAAGTAAATCGGCAGAATTAACATCGTTGGTATTTTTAAAGTATGTGTCATGGTTACCAGCCAACATATGAACTTGTACACCCATGTTAAACAAGGGGTCAAAGAACATTTGCTTTGCACGTTTCAGTGAAAAGAAATTGATATACTTTCTACGGTCAAATGTATCGCCAAGAATGAGTACAGTATCAATCTTTTCCTTTATCAAGGTTGGAAAGAAAGTTTCTTTATAAAACTTCTCATAGAAATCTAAAAAAAGTGTTGAATCATTCCTTGCACCAAAATGTTGGTCTGTAATTATTGCTACTTTTGACATTCATCATATTCCACGTTTAATTTTTTCAATCTTTCAACCTCAGCACTATATACTCTTTGTCTCAATTTAGAACTACTGTATGGATGTTGTCTATCATGGAAAAACAATTCTATACCGTTATCAAGACAGTACTGTTTTGCGGTAAAAGGTTTTGATTTGTATTCATCACCTAAAAACCGTATATGAATAGTTTGTGTTTTGAAAATGTTTTCCAAATCTTCTTCTGTTTCATACACCAATACTTCATCAACATATTTACATCCAGACACTTGAACAAACCTTTCATACAAAGACTGTACTGGTTTGTTTTTACTATCTGGTCTATCAATAGTTGGGTCTGATTGTACTGCCACAATCAAATGGTCACAATGTTGTTTTTCAATCTTTAACATGGTAACATGACCTGCATGGAATAAATCCAATGTACTACAATTAAATCCAATTTTTTTCATTATAAATCCTTTGCAGATAATATTGGTGGCACTGTGATTGGCCACTCTATGTTATAATCATTCCATTTGAAATTTTCTTCTTCTGGTTTGTTATATGGTGCGTCAACGAAATATTGTACTATTGAGTTCTTAGATAAAACCAAATAACCGTGGGCGTATTGTGCTGGTATGAATAGTGCATTACTTTCATCCAACTCAATACCAAACCATTTACCAGTTTCTGGTTCCAATGCAACATCAAATATTCTGCCACTCAAAGGCATAACAAGTTTAGTTTGATTTTGCCTATGCATACCACGCAACACATTAAAAACTGATGTTGCTATATTGACTTGCCGAAAGTTACCTCTCATACCATCATCATTTATTTTCCAAAGTTCACAGAAATCACCACGGTCATCAGTGTGTTTTTTATGCACAATCACTTTTAAACCAGGTAAAAGTTCACCATAAGTTTTCATTATATCACTCCTCAATAAATTTTTCAAGCCCTTTTGGTTTCTTTGCCGCATCTTTTTCGGCTTTCTTTGCCTTCTTAGAGTCCTCATAGTTACCAATAAATTCAGCTATGTTGTCATACAGTTCAAATTGTCTACTTGAACCATCTTCACCTTCTAACATTTCAAACTCATCCAAAATACCATACATCTCTGTGGCTTTATACTTGACATACAGCTGTTTCTTTTCCTTCTGTATGCGTCTTAGGAAGGCAAAGTAAATGATTTGAGTAAAGTATGCAAATGGATTGGAAGACTTTGTTGGATCAAAGTTCTCAAAGTACATTAAACAATTCTCAATACCATCGGAAACCATTTCATCTCGGTATGTGTAGTTAATGAAGTTTGGCTTGTGTGATAGTCCTTCGGCAATTTTCATCCAACACTCACCAATGTAATTTGGAATGATTGGTTTAGGTTTACCAGACTGTTCGGCTTCTACGCAACGAGCTTTGTGATCGACAAGTGCCTTTAGGAAGTCTTGATTGTTTATATAATGTTTCTGTTTACTCATTCAAATGTACCATAAAAAGTTGTTGACAAAGGGCTTGACATGTGTTAAAGTCCACGGTGTACCCCGGATGATATTAATATATTAATTTTTTTATTAGCTTATTAATGTATTAAGGAATTCTTCCTAGATTCCTTTTCCTCAAAAGCGGAGAGTACCTCATCTGTAAGTACCACTTCTCTTTCTTTTTTAGTTGATTCGTTTAATTTTGTTGATGCATTAAGGTAATATTCTTCAAAGTCTTCGGTTGGATCCATCAAACACAAAATGGTTTCTACATCAATCTGTACCTTGTTCTCTTTGATTACTGCCATAGGCAACCAACACTGTAACATTAAATTGGTACCTCTTAATTCAAACAACATTGGATCAGTAATTTCCACCATGTCATCTGAGGTATACACACAGTCACAGATTACATCTAGACCGTCTTTAAATCTTACTATTTTAATGGCCATTTTTAAGTCCTATATTGTAAATTTTAAAAGGAAACTTCTCCTCATTATATATCTTCACTCTTTCGATGAAGTGTTGTAATGTGAAGTTTGTGTGTTTTTTAATTCTAAGATCATCAGCAACATCATATAATGTGGCCATTTCCTTACCTTCATTTTGCCTTAAACCACGACCTATAGATTGTAGGTTTCTAATTCTTGATTTACTTGGGCTTGCAAATATGATGTTATGTAAATTTCTAATGTTTGTACCAGTAGAAAAGGTACCAAAACTGGCCACAGTGATTGCATCGTTTTCTATTTCCATAATCTTTCTAACTTCTTCTCTGACAACAGTGTCTACATCACCATCAATAAAATAAACACTACGACCATTTGCCTTCTGTTTAATCATTTCGTATAATGCACGACCATGTTTCTTCATCTGAAAAAGAACCAATGTATTTTTCTCCAAACTGATTGCCAAATTACGAATGAAACGATTTCTATTCTCAGACTCAATCAAATACTTCAACTCATCTGGATATGTTGCATCTTTCATTTCTTTGCATACTTCATCCGAATGTTTTAGTATCAGACATTTTATGTTGAATGCTGATAATTGATTCTTGTCAATCAACTCTTTAGTTGATATGACCTTTTTCGTTGGTCCAAACAAACCTTCTAATACCAATTTGTGTGTTTTGGTGCCGTCTAATGTACCAGTAAGGCCAATTCTATATTTTGCATTGACACAAGATGTTAGTATTGATGTTAATGATTGTGCCTTGAATAGGTGTGCCTCATCACCAATTACATATTGGAATTGATGGAAGTATTCAGGTGGCAACTTGTATAGTGACTGCCATGTGGAGATTGTTAAATTCTTGTCCGTTAGCTTATCTTTACCTTGATAGATTCTGTGTACGTTTTCTTCCACATTAAATCCGTTAAAGGATGAATAATCTGCAAAGTCTGAATACAACTGTTCAACCAATGTTGTTGTTGGAACAATGATTAAACCTTTTAACTGTTGATACTGCAACAATTGTCTGAACAACAAGTATATGATAAGTGATTTGCCTGATGCAGTAGGAGACAACAACAATGTTCTCCGTTTTTGCATGGCCTCAATAAATGCATTTTGTTGGTGTTCTCTTACACCAATTTGTTTACCTTGTGAATGTAGATTCAATATGTCAAAGAATTTTTGTGCATGATAGACTGAATATTCATCTTCAATAATGTCATGTGAATATGCATACTCACGTTCTTCACAAAACTCTTTAAGATATGGAATCAAACCAAGATATAATTGACTGCTCTGTAGATTGAATAGACGGATCTTACCGTCCCATATGCGATTCCGATAGGCTGGAACGAACTGATAACCAGGTACAAAGAATGTGAAGTACTCAGATAACTCCTTTGCGACATGCTTTTCACAGGTCACTTTGGCGTATACTTCATCCTTCTTTGTAATAATTAAATGATCATTGTCCGCCAACGAATTTCTCCCATGATATAAAGTCTCGCAGTTGCCATGTTCTTTGTTTCAATTCGGCCATAATAGATTCAATAACTGAAACGACTTCTTCATGGTAGACCTTTTTCTCCAATAATTTAATAAGGTCTTTGTCTGCCTCCAAGTAAGTATTAATGTCAGACTTCAATGCAAACTGAAAAGGTTCCCAACCATATTCAGTCAATTCATCTTGTGACATTTTGCCAGTAAAGTATTCCCATTTCACCTTACGCATACGTAGGTAATCAAAATGGGCTTTCTTTGATGCGATTTTATGTTTGGTCAGAATGCCAAGATACTTACTGTGATATACAGGTATCTTTAATAGTTCTCTGCTGGGTTCGGTTTGGTCGATGACTGCATCCGATTCCCACATTTTTAATATTATTTCAAGTGTTTCCATAGTTATTCATAATTGCCATAATCAAAACATTATATCACAAAAGTATTAAACTGTCAAGTATTTGTATGATTGATACCTAAATGTTGCTCTTGCGGTTATAATGGTGTCTGCGGATTGTGTAGTG